CCACTATATACAGAGTGACACATAGGTCACGAGTTGAGAGCAAAATCAAAATTCTACAAATAAGGTTTACGACGTTACACTTTAATAACATTGACATAATCGCTGAGTACTTAATTTCTTCCTTGAGTATGTTGTTATCAAAATGATCATTTAATATGTTCGCACAGTTTTCCTTCTGTATCCAGCCCCATTCACTTCCTTAATCAATCGTCACGGTTGGTTAGGCCCAATGCAAAGTGGTCAGCTTCACATCGTTGACGGGAGAAATCTCTTAAAGAAGTTTCAGGAGCCCAAGTTCTACAACTTGTAATGTACCTTGTCGCAGGTACCGCGCTTATCATTTAACGACTTAAAGAGTCCCAAAATTTCACCCAACCTCAATGAGCTAATAGCCAGCCTTTGCCATCCTCTTGGAATAATTCCCAGGCACGATCATAATGGAACTGATAGGTTCCAATGATAGGATAATAGGTGAATACCTTTTGAGTCTCTATTTCAGACCAGGTTCGAGTTATAATATGAGTTTTATTTTTCATTAGCGAAGCTAATGTTTTATGAAATTTCATATTATTCCTTTCGGCCCGAACGTCATAACGATCCTGCAACTTCTCATCTTTGATGGGTTGATGCAAGTCCCTTATGTCGGTCTTGAATAAAGATTCAACAACAAGCTTTTTATACAGAAGCGAACCCTCGCTGTCCATATCATAATCCATTTCGATACCATCTACCCTCGCGAGAGGATAAATAGTCTCTTTAATGTTATGTTGTTTAAGTACTTTTAAAACTTGGTCATGGAACTTCCATTCATGAAGCGTTCGAGCTTTCATGGGTTGAAGGTCTCCCTTTCCAAGGTTCATTATCATCCACGTAAATAGTTTTAAATCGTACGATTTAACCCTTATTTCTCCATCCTCTCCTCTGGGCGGTAAAAGTCCCGGACCTCCGAGGTATTCAGGAGTGTACCATGGTATATTCGGACAACGGTCCAATATAGGCTTAACTCTTTTAATAAACTCACTAGAAACGACATCCCACAATTCTTCTGGGCACATATCATGTAGCTCTCTGTGTAGAGCTCCCAAGGTGCCGTAAGATCTTGTCTTAGTGTCTCCAGTCAAACCGGATCTAGGTTTATTCAACATAATCCCTAGAGGAACAAATTTTCGTCTTATCCATCTCCTCTCATCTCCAAAATCAAAAGTCATTGAATTAATAACGACAATTGGCTTTGAAGGCTGAGAGTACAAGGTTTTCCCTTGTGACGATGTGAGACCTGCAAAATTTGTAAATTTAGACCAAATGTATCGAAGATTTAAGTCTTCGAACCATCCTATCGCCGTATCATCGCGCGTAGCACTCATAGTGCAATCATCTCCGTTGACAAGAAGCGGGGCTTCATTAAGGCTGATTCGTTTGCCTTCAACACATTCCAATGCGAAGCGACATAGCGCTGCATTGATGATACACAAAAACGGAAACGAGGAAATCGATCCCATTAATTGTCCATCTAGTTGATCTTTAATCGAACCATCTTCAAAACGATATTTATGGCCTGTTAGGCTGCGTAGCAGCATTTCACGGTTTATTGTTTTACTAGTGTCTGTTTTATTCTCGTCGAGAATATCGCAAAGAGCATTAGCTGAGGTTTCTGACGCCCACCCTCGTAGGTTGTCAGTTGAGGCTTTGTAGTCACCATTAAGAAAAATAGTTTCGGGTTTAACCGTGGAAGCAGGGAAGACGTCATTAATAATGGCTTCTGTCACTGGTTCACCGATTAAACGAAAAACTTTCATTTTTCTTAATGTTGAGTGCATAAATTTTTGAAAAGGCTTCAAATAGGTGTACAATTTTGGGGGTCCTTTTGAAATAACGCGAACTTTAAGCGCTTCACTAAGTCCCACTGGTGTTACCAGTGGCATTTCGTAAAGTGCGTCAAGTTCAAGTTTTTCCATCAGTTCCTCCCAATTACGACATAGGTTACTGTCGTCATATGTGTAGCCTTTTATATCAACTTCGTCGTTCATCATGGCAAGATCTAATAGATCTTCGTCTTTGTCATGATAGCAGGCTTTCTCTATGAGCAAAGCGCTAGCACGAACGTTAACCTCTCGAATCTCTATAAGATTCTCGTTAACTTTAAGACCTAAACCATCGATTATATCTTCCACCGTCATTACGGCTCCTCCATTCGATCTACCCCAAACATAGTTTGCGTTGGTAGATGGACAGAAGGGTTCATAATGGTGTTGGAAAGTATAATCTTTTTTACGAAAACATTCGCGTGTTGTGCGTATTATTTGATCCTGGATTAATTTCTTTGTGATCTTTAATATGGACGGCTTACCTTTTTGGTTTCGAATCCAGATCTCTTCTTCTTCGGGAAGAGGTCTGGGCTCGCTACATAAAAAGTTAGCGGTCTCCCATGTTTTCTTAGAAACCATCTCTTCTGTAGGGCGGGGTAACCCCATCTTTGCCATATTTATACTAAGTATAAATGAGGCAAAGGCGGTAGGTCGACTTTTCTTAAGTTTAAATTGAAAAGACGTAAATACTCCTCCAAACAGAACAGCTGGTTGGTGATCCGACTCGAGAGCTTCTAGGCCGGGTATCATATCGAGACCGTCGGTTTCGTGATACGCATAGAAGTTCAGTGTGATATGCTTCAAATATTCAACCCATCCATCTTTGTTTGTTTTAGACAGATAAAGTAAGCATCGGGTGATAGAAGAGAGTAACTGCCTGTAATATAGTTTACTGTATTTTGCATTTCTCTTCGATTTTTTGTCTTGTTTTCCCATGCACCCATGGTCAGGATAATCCATCCCATAGAGGTGGAAAACAAGAGCGAGAGTCTGAAAACTCTCAATTACTTTCTCATAGACAGTCTCATCAATTGAATCTAAAACTAGAAGTTTAGATAATTGATCATAAGACGGGATCCGTGAGGGGACTTTCTCGGCTATCTCCATAACCGCAGCAAGTACCACACTAAATGTAGCATTCGCTGGCGCATTCGTCTCCGAATGGAATGTTTCTTCAGTAGTAAT